TTACCGGCAGCTTTCTGATCGTCTGCGACCATTGTTTGGGGGAAAACTTCACGATACTCCTCCGATTCAATCAAATTACGTACGCGCCGACCGAAGTCTTCAGACAAACCAGCGGTGTGGGTGCCCATGATGATCTTCTTATTAGGGTATTTACCTAGGAAGTACGCAGGGAACAGGTAAGAGCTGAACTCAGACTTACCCATACGTGGCGCGATGTTGATAATCACGCGCTTTTTCTTGCCCTCAACCACATCTGTGAAGATTTTGGCCAACTTCCTGTGGTGCGGCCCAATCTTAAAGCCCGGATAGACGCTCTGAGCGAACCCCAACATGTTTGTTTTGGCCGCCTGCAGGCTGGCGCGGGCTTCGCGCATCTCCAAGTCTTGGAAAAGCTCCATCTTTTCTGTCAGCGTCATGTGCGGCAGTGCCTTGGCCATAGCTTCTAGCTCAAGTTTGCTAAGAGTTGTGAACTTTTCAGTCTTCATCTGACTTTTCTTCAGACACGTCGACTACATCGATCACACCCATGAACCTATTGAGCTTATCTTTGATCCGTGCTTCAAGCTCTACGTCCGTCATCTCAGTCTTCTTGACCTCGACTCGCTCCGTGAACAGCGCAACCTCAGTGACTTTACCCAGCATGTCTAGCGCTTTGAGCCGTATGCGCGCATCTGGGTGGTCTACTTCTTCAAGAATCTTGGCTACGGCAAAACCGCGCAGTTCTTTGGCCTGCTCCACAAACGCCCAATCGTAGGCGGTAAGCATTCCCACCAAATGCTGGACTGCCGCTGGCGCTTTAATGTTAGCAAGTGCTTGCTGTGTGTTTTGTGGCGGCTGGCCGGTGACTAAAGATGCAAAAGATTGCCGCGCTGCTTGTGCGTCTGCCTTGGACTCTACTGCTTCGTCATCTAGCTCCAGCTCTTTAAGCCAGTCGGCAGTTTTGACTTGTGCATCAATGATGGTTGCAGGCTCAGCCTTATCAAGCGGCAAAAGCGTAGCCGCAGTCATATCGACTACGTCTGGGTGAAATTCGCCGTGAATAAGATGTTCTAGCATTTTTGCGTAGGTTAGTGCTGGCGTCGCACTTGTTGCCTCGTTGCAGTTAGTGTACACTTCTTTTCGGCAATGGTGCAAATTTTTTGTTCTGTTGCTTCTCCTTGAGGTTCGCCTCCTTGCGCCCCGGCTAAACACCGGGGCTCTTTTTTATTGGCTATGTCAAACGTTGGACATTGGTCTTTGAAATTTTTATAGTGGGGTGGGGGGTGGCGTTTTGGCTTTGAGATTTTGAAAAAATGGATTTGCGGGTGAGAAACAGTGTTTATAGCAGCTTGCCATCACCCCTTCAATTAGGGGGCATGGGGGTAGGGTGGGGTTCTTTGTATTCAGAAATAGCCCACAAAGCAGAATAAAGTACCCATTTGGTAATATTGATGCATCGGTTGGGACAGCTCAGCCGATTCGGGGAGAAAGTCTCCCCGACATTCAAACCTAGTCAACTCAAGGGGAAACACCATGACTAAAGCAAAATCAACTTCCTACACTTACGAACAGTTTGCGGAGGGCTGTGGCAAGAACGATGCGTCTGTGCTGAACGCAAGCGACACGTATCACACACAATACGTGGCACTCGAAGCAGAGCACAGAGCAGATTGGGAACAACGCTATGTGACGCACTACATGGTTGGTTACACATCCATTCGTGACGGCATCAAGCCCATGACGCTTGCTCAGGCAACCAAAGCCTACGGCAAGAAACGCACAGAGCGTACTCGCACCGAGGAACTTGCTGTCAATGCAGGCAAGGCGAAGTTCCGCTACCACATCAGCCGCCCTGAGAAATCAAGCGGCATGAAGAAAGCTGTGGCTTTGCCCAAGCAACTCGTGAGCAACATCGTCACCGAGATTATTGATGCAGGTCTTACCAGAGATCAGTTCGATGCGTTGCTCGCTCAATTGCGTCAGTCTGTGTCTTTTCAATAATCTTGGGGAGACTTTCTCCCCGACACCGCACGAGGTTGGCTTGTGCGGTGTTTCATTCTTTGTCCAATCAATAATCTCATGGAGATCATCATGAACTTTACAGTCACGCCTTTCGAAGACGGCTTCACACTTACACACAAAGAAGCAGGCAACCCAACCAAATACTTCGACACACAAGAACAAGTGCAAGCGTACATCAACGAGCTAATCCCTCCCACGCAAACATTCACGCTCACAGAAGCGGAACTGGCAGACCTTGCGTATGTGCTTAGCCACACAATCAGGCAAACACGCAACACAAACCCCACAGTCTTTGCTCTCGCAGGCGAGCTGTTCCACAAATTCAACCTTGGAGAATAATCATGTACCAACTGTTCAATCAATACCGCACCAAAGAAGTAGGCATCGTCAAACTTGGCGCTCAAGAGTATCACCTGCAATACCACTACCCCAACGGGGGCAGCAACTACGTTGTCTACGTATTCAGCAAGAACCTAGCCGAGAGAGGGCGTGTATTCAGCACAGACGATGCGTTCTTCGCATGGCTCGAAGCCCAGCCCAAACAACTAAACCTACCATTCGGGGAGACTTTCTCCCCATCCGCACTATAGTGCGAGATTATTGAGGCAAAAAACCAGTCACGGCCAAATGTCCGACACTACAACCCCCGAACTAAGTTCCGTGTAACCCCGCAACCCGCATGAACAGTAGCGTTCCGCAAAAACTGTCCTATCTATCTATCTATTTAATATATATTTATATATATGAATGTGTGTATTAGGGGGTGCTCATTCTTTTTCTTTGAGACACTTGCTTTTTTAAGTTGGCGTTAGCTCCCCAGAAAAAAGATAGATAGAAGTGACACTTTTCGTGCTAAGCTAATATCTGTGCGGTCTCCGACCTTACACCAAACTTAGTCACAGCCCTTTAGTGTTGGACATTTGGCCACCTCTCAATTTTGGAGTCAATAATCTCATGTACGAAACATACCTCAAACTCAGCGCAAACGAGCTTCACAACCGCTTAACCGAGCGCAACCTGCACCCAGCCGAGATCGAACGGATCAAGACTGAGGTCTCTGAACTCAAAGAAACCCTGCGTGTCTCACGCATCACACGCACTCAGCGCAAGGCAGAGTGGGACAAAGTACTGCAACCCCTGCGCTACGAGATCAATAATGCCAAAGTTGGTATGAGGTACGGCGGGGAGAAAGTCTCCCCAGAACGACAGCACGCCTTCAGCGAGTACATACGCATCATGGAGAAGCTGCTTGCCATGCTCGATGCCCCATACAAAGCGCTAGATCACACGCCAATACAGATCGCTCGTGACAAGGGACTGCCCAACGATGGTGAGCATTGGACTGACTGGATACCTGCAAGGGTCAAGGAGAAGGTAACGGACTTATTCAATCAAGTCGAGGTAGCACCAAGGGGCAAGCGCAAGACGCCCTTCCAACGCACGATGCTCCCTCATCAGCACGAAACAGCCAAGGTGAGATTATTGACCAAGACAAAGAAAGAGATGGAAACGCTCGAACGCAAGATCGCAATCAACGCATCAGACGAGCGCACAAACAAACTCAAACAAATGCAACGAGCCATCAAGATTATTGAGGCTCTGGACAAGAACGAAGCTGTACCAGCCACATGGACAAAACTACGTTTACAGGGGGACTGACTCTTACTATCAACACTACTATCAACTCTTTTCTTGGGGAGACTTTCTCCCCAAGGGAATTCCCTGTGCTCGGCACTTGGGCAATGCCGCGCACCATCCGCAACCTGCCTAATCAAGGAGAAACAAAATGAAAAGAGAACCACACAGCAAGTACACCCACGCCATCACAGACTTCAGGCTTCAGGTCAGGTGGAACGATGGCTTGGTCGAGGACATGACTGTCTATCTACCGCCTGAAGTACTGCACGGCATCAACGAGTTCCTTGTTGATATGGATGACCTGCGTACGCAGAACCCGACAAACTGGACATTCGAACCAACAGAAGGAGAAACAAAATGAAAGTAATTAAAACAAACGACGGCTACATGGTCGAGCAAGACAACGGCGACTACCTGTGCGATGCAAATGGGGACAACCTGTGGGACACACGCGCATGGGCAGAAACAGCAATTGCTGCGGCACAACGCAAGAGCAAGCCGAAGCACAAAACAAACGTGCAACTCATCAACGATCTGATGTCGCACTCACAGCAGGGCGCTCTCATGCAGGCGTTCATCATCGAGGCGATATCCAAGTACTCAGAACAAACCAAAGTCTCACCGCCTTGGTCTAACCAAAGCTTCATCAGCGAGGCCGCATGGCGTGCCTGTGCTGACGAGGCGCTCGAAGCAATCAACAACAGGAGTAAATGATATGAAGTTCTATGTAATGGGTACGCAACCCAGTACCGAGAAGGCGCTGTCGCTGTCAAGCAAGGTGTTCTATGACCTACAAGAAGCTCTGCATTACAGAGACACAGTAAGCCCTGCATGGCGCCCGTTCGTGGTTGTGCAGATCACAGAGGAAGTTCAACAAGGAGAAAGCAAATGACACCATCCCAGAAACAGGAGGCCATTAATTATCTCAAGGATACGCAGACGCTTATCAAGTATCTGAAAGAACAGTCACGCTCGGATGTGTCATTGCATTTATGTGGTGATACATACGACGAAGCGTTTGAGTATGTAGGCGTAATCATTAACAACTTAGGAGAGTCAGTATGAGAGTAGTAAAAATCCGTGTGTTCGGCACATACAAACAGCCGTTTAACAATGCGTTCAAAGCAGACTGTATTGTCCTGCCAGCTGAGTTGTCAGACTCGATGCGTGATGAGGTGCTACGCAAGCATGACGACTTGTTCTACGTGTTCACCTCTGGTGACCCAATCGTGGGTGAGCATCACACCTTCGAGGTGTATTCGTTCGATGTAATTAGTGAAGAGGAGGTAGCCCTCGCCTGAGCAACAGGCGTGTTCGTTAGTGTGTTAGTTCGGGGAGACTTTCTCCCCATTCTTTTTTATAACTCAAGGAGAAGTATATGTTTACATTTACAAAGTTCGTAGTGGCCGACTCGCTCGACCGCCTCACACCGATGCTGCTTGTGTCGTTCAGCAACAAATACATTGTGTACAACGCCAATCGGCATCGTATCGTGTCTGAGGTGCTTCGCACATCTAGTGCTGTCGATCCTGCCATGCTTGTCACCGATGCTAACGTAGCGCGGTGGTTAAGTCATGACAACTATCGTGTCAGCCCGAGTCATGCAGCAGAGTCGCTGTCGTATCCCGACACTATTCTGTACACCAATGACCGCTACGATGTGCATCAGATGATGCGCTACACTTTGCAGCCTACGAGCGTGCGTGACGGCAGTCGTAGTCATCCTGCTCGACAGCAGGTGGCCAATCGTGCCGATGCAATCGTTG